GAAGTATTTTACGAGCATCACGGTAAAAAAATAATATCTGAGTCTGATTTAGTTTTAAACAAACTAAAAGCCAGAAAAATAATTAAAGACCTTTCAGAAAAAAACAAGAAAAATTATAAAATTATGGAAAGAAAAATAATATAATCAATGGATTTAGATAAATTTACCGGGAACATAATAGATTTAATTCAATCTGATGACGATATAATCAAAAAAGAATCTCAAGATATATTCTTTTCAATGAAAAACAGAATAAAGGATTTCATAGAATTTTCTAAAGGGTCCGGAGATATGAAAACCTTTGTTGAAGAAAATCGGGTAATTTATGGCAGAAAGTTTTCATATGAAGATGCAAAAATAAGCATGATGCTTGGGGATGAAGATAAAAAAAATTTAAAATTAAACAAAGATGGTCAATTAGTTAAGGCCGCAAGAATATATTTAAATCAATATCAAAACGATAAAGCAAAAGATAAATCTACAATTAAATGCAGACAATGTATCACAGAAGATTCTTTTATTATTTTAAATAAAAAATTTGAGACAATAAAAGATTTATATAAAGAAAAATATAGAGGAGAAATTTTAAATTGGGATGGGGGAAAAAATACTTTAAGTAAAGTAAAGGATATTTGGAAGTCGGGGAAAAAAGAAATTTATAGAATAATTTTAAAAAATGGACTTTATTTAGATTGCTCTGCCTTAGAAAGAATTTGGGAAGATAATTTAAAAAAAGTTATATATGCAAAAAATTTAAAAATAGGTAATTTTTTGAAAATTTATAAAGAATTTAAAATATATAAAAAATTACATATAAACTTAATTGGAAAAGAAATATTAAAAAACAATCAAATAGTTTGTATAAAAAAAATAGGAGAAAAAGAAACTTATGATTTGTCATTAGAAAATATAAATAGTCCTTATTTTTACGTAAATGGAATTTTAGTTCACAATTCAGAAATGACAGAAAATGAAATAAATGAAAATATTTATTTGTCAGTATCTAGGCCATACACAAACGTTAGACATATTTTCCCAACTGCTGGAATGGCACAGAAAATATCAAAAGAGAAAATAAGCGTAGCTATAGAAAAATCTCCAAATTTAGCAATTCATCTAAAGAGGCCTTACAACCTATTAAGTAAGGCTTTCAAAAATGGGAGTTTTTACACAATTGATTCTTCATGGACAGATTACCAAGGAAGGGGGCCCAGCTCAGATAAATTAACTTTTGACGAATATGAAAGTCAAAATCCTCAAATAGAGGATATCTTTTCTGAGTCAACTTCTCATAGTGAATTAGGTAAAAAAACCAGAATATCAACTCCTGTTTTCCCGAATTCGGGTATTGATCTTATGTTTCAAAAAGGTTGTGGATATACTTGGCATGTTACTTGTCCCAATCCAAAATGCAAAAAAGAGCAAATTTTAGAATTTCCTGATAATATAATTAATTTTTTTGAAATAGGCGGGGGCATAAGTACAGTAAGCGAAAATTATTTGAAAAAATTAAATAAAGTTTATCTTGGTTGTAAGTTTTGTGGAGTTTATATAGATAGAACAACACAGGTTTATATAAAAAATTCAAGATGGATACCAGAAAGACCTCATTTGATTCACGATAGAGCTTCTTATAGAATAACTTATATGATGTTACCCTGGAAAACAGGAAAAGAAATATTGTATAAGTACCACACTTTTAGATTTGTTCATCAATTTTGGAATGAAATAATGGGATATGCTTATTTGGATAAAGAATCTCAAATAACAAGAGAAATATTTGAACAATGTATTGATCCAAGTTTTGTTAATACATATCAAAGACTTGGAAATGCAAAAAACGTAAGTGTTGGCATAGATTGGGGTACAGTTTCCTGGGTAACGGTTGTGGCAAATAATTTTCTTCCGGAACAAAAAAATCCAAAAGTAATATATGTAGAAAAAATAGATGATGAAAGTTTGAAAAAAAATGGATATCCCGCTGCTCAACAAACAGATCACGTAAAAAGAGCGTGTGATATAATAAAATTTTTTAAAGCGAGGATTGTTGTTAATGACGCAAATGGAATAGGGGTTGATAGGAATTCTTATTTGGTTCGGAAATTTCCAACCAGAGCTTATGGATGTTTTTATGATACAGATGAAAGAAAAAAACAAAAAGCAAAAAAAAATCTTATCAAACCAATGTGGAACGAAGGACAAAAAACAGTAACCGTTTCAAGGGTTGGGTCGTTTAAAAATTTATTACAAAGGTTTGAAGAAAAGCAGTTAAAAATACCAAAGCTTGACCCGTCTGTAGAAGAATTTATTCAACATTTGGCAAATCTTGTTGTTGAAAGGTATGAAGATGAAAATACCGGAGCTCTATACGAAGTGATAGGAAAAACCGGCCCCGACCACTTGGGTCATGCAACAAATCTAGCATTAATTGGGTTTGAGAAAATAGTAAACATTGATAAAGAGAATTCCGGATCTGGAATAATAACAAATCCAAACAAAATAAATGAAGATATTTTAAAGCAATTAAAAAAAGTACAACAGCCTTATTAAAAGTTGTTAAAAATAAACAAAATAAATCGTATATTAAATAAAAACAAAAGGAGAAATTAAAATGTTGATTGTTGGGGTAGATGCAGGAAGAAATGGAAATAAAATTGTTTCCTATAACGAAAACACAAAAAAATTAGAAAAAAAGATTTTTGACTCAAAATATACTTATGTTAATTTTGAGAAATTAAAACATCACCCGGTATTGGATTTTTCAAAAGATGATGATATTATCGCTTCTATTGATTCTGGAGATCCGGTAGGGTATGGAAACATTTGTGTAAAGATAGCTCCTCCTTCCGAAATACAATATGTATCAAATGATGAAATTTATCTTGAAAAATCAGTAAACTACACTTTAGTTGCTGTTGCAAAGATGATAAAAAAAGAAAATCAAGATGTTATGGTTGGTATAGATCTTACAGAAAATAATATATCCAGGGAAGATGAAGTAATAAATAAAATTAAAGGTAAACATGAAGTTGTTTTTTATAACACAGTTGGTAAAGAAATTGACAGAAAAACTTTTAATATAAAAAGAGTTGGGGTTTGGTATCAGTGTTGGATAGGTTTTATGTCAAAAGTAATTAATGATCAGTTTAACATTGATCAGGAATGGGCTGAAAAAGAAATAATAGGGATTGATATAGGGAGAGGAACCGCAATAGCTCAATATATTAATGTTTTATCTCCTGTGGAAAATTTTACTTTTGATTGTGGAGCTGAAAGGTTTTTTAAATATTTAAAAGAAGAGTTGAAGTTAAAATATAAAATTAAAAAAGATACTCATGAAATAGAAAAAATAATCAGGTCAGGAAAAGGATTTTCAAAAGACGGAAAGCCGATCGATATTTCCGATATTTACATAGTTGCGATGAAAAGATATGAAGATAAACTAAGGAACTCTATTATTGAAAATTTTGGTGATTATAGTCCAGAAAAGATAATTTTTATGGGCGGAGGTTCTATTTTATTTGAAGATGTTTTAAAGCAAATGTACAATAATGCTGAAATTTTAGAAGATCCGGTTTTTTGTAATGCGGAAGGGTTAGTAAAATTAGTAGTAAGAAAATTTTTAAAAAACAAAAAGGGGACAGAATGAAAAAAGATTTGTTAAACAAACTAAAAATCAACAATCAAGATTTTGAGTTTTACCCAACAACTTCTAATATGATACAATCTGCATTTTATGATTATACACACGATAAAAAAGACTATCATGGTAGAATAAATAATTTTTCAATTTTAGATATTGGTGCTGGAAATGGTAACGTGTTTACAGTTATGGAAAGTTTATTACCCCCCCCTAAAGATGAATATAAATCACAAACTAAAATAACCAAATATGCAATTGAGAAATCAGAAATACTTATAAATAATCTTCCTGCTGATGTGATGGTTATTGGTACTGATTTTCATATGCAAACACTAATTGATAAACGTGTTGATGTTATTTTTTGTAATCCTCCATATAAAGAATATAAGCAGTGGATGATTAAAATACTTCGTGAAGCTAATTGTAATTATATTTATTTTGTAGTTCCAGAGAGATGGAAAAATGATAAAGAAATAATGAGTATAATAAATAAAAGATGTGAGAACAGAGATTTTAATAACTTACATGGAAATTTAGCAGAAAGATTACAAAATCTTAAAGGTCGCTGTGACGTGATAGGGAATGATAGCTTCGTTGACTCTGAGTATAGAAAAGCTCGCGCAACAGTAGATATACTAAAGATAAAGTTCGCTACAATCGACAGAGATAATTTGAAAATAGACCCTTTTGATCTTTGGTTTGAAAATAATTTTAAAATTGATTGTGATAAAGAAAAGAATTATAATACAACCTTTCAAAGTGAAAAATCAAAAACAGAAAAAATAAAAGAATTAGTCAAAGGTAAAAATCTTATTGAGTCATTGGAAGAACTTTATAGAAATGATTTTGAAAAACTATTAACTACATATAAATCATTAGAGCAGTTAGATTATGATTTGTTTAAAGAATTAGGTGTTGATTTACCTAAACTAAAATGTGGTTTAAAAGAAAAGATTAAAGGATTAAAAAATCTATACTGGAAAGAATTGTTTGATAATTTAAATAAGATTACAGAAAAATTGACTGGAAAAAGTAGAAAAAGAATGTTAGATAAATTAACGGCCCATACTAATATTGATTTTACTGTTAGTAATGCATATGCTTTGATAATTTGGGTGTTAAAAAATGCTAATATTTATATAGATGATCAGTTAAAAGACGTATACTTCGAAATGGCAAGTAAGGATAATATCAAAAACTATAAATCAAATACTCATTTTGTTACAGATACTTGGAGGTATGGTTTTAAGGATTATACTAATTTTAGCCTTGATTATAGACTAGTATTTGAAAGATATAATTGTTTTGATAGTTTGGGTTATAATAGTTATGACTATCCAAATGGGCTTAGTAATAGAGCTCATGAATTTTTAAACGATATTTGTGTAATTGGTGATAATTTAGGTTTTAAAAATATTAACAGTAGTTTTGATTTTGAGTGGTCACCAGGAAAAGAAAATATTTTTTATTATTTTAATAGGAACATTAATAAAGAATTTATGAGAATAAAAGCTTATAAAAACGGAAATATTCATTGCAAACCTAATAAAGAATTTATTATGAAATTTAATGTTGAGATGGCGAGACTTAATGGTTGGGTAAAAGATCAAACTGAGTGTGAAAAAGAATTAAACTTAAGCAAAGAAGATATTAAAAAATATTGGAAGTCGAACACAAAATTGTTAAAAAATGATATTAGATTGATTGATTGGAGCAAAGATGAAACTCAAAATACCCGAAAATTTTAACGAAATAACAATTAATGAAGATGTTATCAAATATTGGGTAAATCGTTCAAAAAACGCCCAATTTGACGCAGATTATTATAAATATTTGTTTATCGGCTTTTTTCTTTTTGGTTGGAAAATTAAATTTAACAACAAGTTAGATAGAGAGTACCTGAGAGAAGTTAAAAGGTTTTTTTATTTTTGGTTAAACTGCTATACATTGTCGTTAGAAGAAAAAAGTAATTTATGTAGTTATATTTTAAGTTTTGTTGTTTTACCAGGGAAAATAAATAAAAGAATTTTTAATAAAATAAAAGGAATTGTTAATGATTATTAAAAATATATGCGTTTATAATATGTATCCTGCAATTTTAGGTATACGTAACGCCTTGAAAAGTAAAAATAAAAGTGATTCCATACAAAAAAATTTATTTTATCGTTTATTGTATTATAAATCTTATAATCATTGTATAATTGGCGTAGAAGATGAAAAATTAATAAAAAAATTATTAAAAGGGAAGCTTGCTCATCAAGAACGAAAGTTTATGAGACAAATTTTAGTATCAATGGATATAAAGGGTTCTATAAAGTTTTGGGCACAAATGGATACTTTTAAAATTGCCACCGTTCGTAATAGCGAATCTACAATGCATTGTATTACAAAAAATGAAGTAACACAAGATGATTTTGAAAGAAAAATTAGTATAAAACACCTTGGGTATTTAAATTTCAGAATAAATATATATAATAAATTAAAAGATTCAAGAGTAGGCAAAACTTTAAATGCGTATGAGTTAGAAGAAATAAATAAAAAAATGAAAAATCTTTTTGAGGATATTGATGCTAATTTACCTGGAGGTTATTTATTAGAAAGTCATTGGACTGGAAATTATGAAAATTTAAAAAACATATATCATAGTAGAAAATTACATAAAATGTATTGGTGGAAAGAATTTTGTCAATATATAGAACAATTACCTTATTTTGATTTATTAATAAACGAAACTTGGAGAAAATAATGGCAAAAAGACAGTACAGTGTAAATAAAAATTATAAATCAATTTCCATAAGATTTAACATAAAATCTAAAGAAGAAAAAAATTTTTTTAATTTTTTAAACTCTATGTCATCTGAAGAAAGAACATCTTTTATTTTATCTATGTATAAACAAAGAGGATCTGTTGAAGGAAATAACGCAAACAAACAGATGTCAATTTACGAACAAAAATTATTTGATTTGGTTGAAAAGGCTATTTCTACAGGTCCTGCTTTTGTTATGAATCCGGTCCACGTTGATCAGGAAACAAATAATCAAAAAAAAGAAGCTTTTAAAAGTAATAGTTTTTCAAAACAAAATTTAAACGGAAGTTCGGTTGATTATGGAAACATTTCTTTTGAAAAAAAGAAAAAAAACATTAATTATGATAATATTTTAGATGGTCTTACTGAGGGAGGGTTAAAAGAATGAGTATTTTAAAAAATTTTATCGTGATTGAAGGTTTGGATGGTTCCGGAACCACTACCCAGGCTAAACTTTTATGTGATAATATAAAAGATTCTTATTTTACTTTTGAGCCTACAGATAACAAGATAGGAAAGCTGATAAGGTCTGTTTTAAAAAAAGATTTAACAGTTGATCCAAAAACATTAATGTATTTGTTTGTGGCTGACAGGCAGGAACATTTGTATGGGAAAAACGGAATTGTTGAGAAATGTAAAAAACATATTGTTATATGTGACAGGTATTTGTTCTCCTCTCTAGCTTATCAATCATTAGATGTAGGTTATGAAGAAGTTTTTTATGATAACGAGGATTTTCCTTTTCCTGAATATTTAATTTTTTTGGATACTGATCCTGCCGAGTGTCAACAAAGAATATTAAAAAGAAACGGAACAGATGAGATTTTTGAAAAAGGGAACATTCAGGAAAAAATAAGAGAAAATTATTTAAAATCTATTTCTTATACAAAAAATTTGAGAAATACAAAAGTAAAAATAATAGATGGTAAAAAAACAGAAGAAGAAATTTTAATAGAAGAATTAGTTTTTTTGGGTAGGATAAGATGGATAAAACAAAAAAGATAATAATTAATATTTTAAAATTTTTTAAACTTTCAAATAAAATTGAATTGTGGGTAAAAGTAAGACATCCATATAGTGATTACAAGATAAGTAATTTAGGCAGAGTTAAAAACAAAAAAGGAAAATATTTAAAACCAATAAAATGTAGATACGGTTATTTAAGAATAAGGTATTTTGTTTTAGGTAAGAGGGTAGCCTGTTCTTTAAATAGAGAAGTTATGATTGCTTTTTATAAAGAAAAAGATGAAGAGGTAAACCATATAGATCGGGTAAAAAGCAATAATTTTTACGGAAATTTGGAATATGTTTCTCCAAAAGAAAATCAAAAACATTGGAGAAATATTGAAAAACAGAAAAAAACAAAAGGAGATAATATGTTAATTGGAGAAACATTTAGGTGTAAAGATGGATGCGTTTATACTAAAGTTAATAAGGTTGGAACATTAGAAAAATTGGGAAAGCTTCCCTGGAGAATAAGATTATATTTAGAAATAAGAAATGGAATTTTAAAACCATTATCTTTGAAGGAATTAAGAAGTTATAGGGAAAAATATGCAAAATATAATTGAAATAATAAATGAATTAAACAAAACCACTAGCTCAAACAGAAAAAAAGAAATATTAAAAGAAAATAAAAATAATGAAGAGTTTAAAAAAATTCTTTATTGGACATATAATCCTTTTATAAAATTTTTTGTATCATCTAAAAATTTAATAAAAAATAAAGATTTAAACAATGTTTTTGAAATATATAATGTTTCTTTGGATGAACTATTAACAAAACTATCTAATAGGGAAACAACCGGACACGAAGCTATAAAAAAATGTTTATGTTTTTTGAATAGTAGAAGTAAAGAATATAAAGAATTGTTTTATAAAATTATAGATAAAAATTTAAAATGCAGAATTGATTCAAAATTAATAAATAATGTAATTCCCGGGTTTATTCCTGAGTTTTCAGTTGCTTTAGCTATATCTTTAGAGAAATACAATAAATTTCAAATAAGTGAAAAATATTATGTATCGAGAAAAATGGATGGTCTGAGGTGCATATCAATTATAGACGCGGATGGAAATGTTGATTTATATTCCAGAACTGGTCAAAAATTTAACACGATGGATGTTTTAAAAAAAGAAATAGAAAAATTAAATCTAAAAAACGTTGTTTTAGATGGAGAATGCTGCTTAGTTGATGAAAAAGGAAAAGAAGATTTTTCTGGAATGATGAGGGTGTGGAACAGAAAAAACTATACTATAGAAAATCCAAAATATTTAATTTTTGATTACTTGTCTTTAGATGATTTTAACAATAAAAAATCAAAAGAAACGTTTTCAGAAAGAATAGAAAAATTAAATAAAATAGATTTAAAATCAAATAATTTAAAAGTTATTAAACAAATTTTTCTGAAGGATGAAAAACACCTTGATATATTAAAAGAACAGGCAAGAAAAAGAAATTGGGAAGGTCTCATATTAAGAAAAGATACAACATATAAAGGTAAAAGATCAAATGATATATTAAAACATAAATTATTTAAAGACAGCGAATTTAAAGTATTAGATATTAAAACTGGAAACATAAGGCATATTGTTAATGGAAAAGACACAGAAGAAAAAATGGTATCTGATTTAGTTATAAATTATAATGGAGAAGAAGTAAAAGTTGGTTCGGGGTTATCTATGGAGCAAAGGGTTGATTGGTTTTTTCATCCAGAAAAAATTATAAATAAAATTATAACTGTAAAATATTTTGAAGTAACTGATAACATTAAGGGAACGAGATCTTTAAGGTTTCCTACATTAAAGGCTGTTCATGGTGAAAAAAGAACTGTTTAAAAATCAATAAAATATCGTATAATTAATAAAGGACAAATCATGAAAGAAATAAAAACAGTGTTTGAAAATAACGATCCTTGTTTGTACCCAGAATGTAAAAACAGTTTATCTAATCCGTGCCCATGTTGTAAAAGATATGCATCAAAAGGAAGAGTTGTTTTAAATTTGTTTGAATATACAAATGATTTGTTATATTTTACTAAAAAATGGAGAAAAGATTATGATAAGAGTAATTCTTGAGTCACCATACGCTGGAGATGTAGAGAGAAATATAAAATATGCAAGAATGTGTGTTAGGGACTCTTTAATGCGGGGAGAATCACCAATAGCTTCTCATTTGTTGTATACACAGGAAGGTATTTTAAATGATGATTTTCCTAAAGAAAGACAAATTGGAATTGATGCAGGACTAGCTTGGAAAGGTGTTGCTGAAAAACATATTTTTTATATTGATTACGGTATGAGCTCTGGAATGAAATATGGATTAAATTATGCTACTAAAAACAAAATTCCGGTTGAATATAGGAGAATTTTACAATTAAAGAGATAAAAATGAAAAAAGAATTGTCGATTTATTTTAAAGAAATAAATAAAAACAAAACATTAACAAATAATGAAATAAAAAAACTTTTCATAAAATTAGAAAAAGAAAAAAATGAAAATAAAATATTATATATAAAAAATAAAATAATAAAATCTAATTTAAAGCTAGTTGTTTTTTTTGCAAAAGCTTATAAATCAAAAAGGGTAGATTTTTTTGATTTAATTCAAGAGGGAAATCTTGGATTAATTCAAGCTGTAGATAAATTTGATTACAGAAAAAATATAAAATTTTCAACGTATTGTTTTTATTGGATAAGACAAAAAATTTTAAGATATATAAAAAAAGATTTAAATATAATTAAAATTCCTCTTTGGGTTATTGAAAAAATTGACACAATTATAAAAAAAGAAAAAGAATTTTTTGATATGTTCGGTAGATATCCAAGTATTAATGAATTGTCTGATTTTTCTAATTTAGATGAAGGTTTAATAATAAAAATAAAAGATATAACAAAAGGGAAAAGAGAAATTTCAAGTTTAGATTATTCAGAAAAAGATTGTGGCAGAGCTGTTATAGAAACAATTACTGATGAAAAAGAGATTGTTTATGATGTTTTAGAAAAAAAAGAGTTGGGTGATATTTTAAAAGAGTCAATAAACGAATTACCAAAAAGAGAAAAAAGAATTATTCAGCTAAGGTACAATAAATTAAATGAAAAAATAAATTTCTGTGAAATAGGAGAAATTTTAGGTTTATCTTATGAAAGAATAAGACAAATCGAAAGTAAGGCTTTAAATATGTTAAAAAACAAAAAAAGAATAAAAGAATTTTGGAGTTAAAATGAAAGTATTGTTTAAAATTTTACAGACAATAGGAACTATTTTTTTAGCAGTAGTAATTTCAGTTATTTTACAAATAATTGGATTTAGGTTTATGCGGGAGCAGGTTATTGTGATATTCCTTCTATTCATGTTTATTTATAGAAGTGACACAAAATAATAGAAAAAGTTGTATCATGGTTAAAAAAATTTATTAAGGAAACAAAAAGGAATGAGGAAAAAATGAAAACATATATTTCAAATAGCATGATAAAAGATTTAGAAAAATGTATAAGTATTAAAAAAACAAAAAATAGATTCGGGCTTCAATCAAGATCATATTTTATAGATAAAGAAAAATTAGAAAAATTAGATTGGTGTGGTTTAGACTTTGAAAAAACATATTTAGAAAATTACAAGAATAACTTAGCCGAAAAATTTTTTGATTCAATAATACAATTATTTCAGGGAAACAATAAATTATGTGAGTTATTAAATATCAAATGTGGGGATAGTATAACAGACGGTATAATTAAATATTTTAAAAAACAATAAAGGAGTAAATAATATGAAATTGAGTGAAGAAATAAAAATAATTAAAAAAGAGTCAGAAGGAATAAGATATAATGTTACTTTTAGATCAAGTTCCATTTCTTATTATAATGGAATTATAAAAACTTGCGAAGATATATTGCCGGGAATTGAAAAACTTGAAAAAGAAAATGAAAAACTAAAACAACAAATTTATAATTTGAAAAAATGTTCTATTTGTATACATGATGCTGGATTTGATAATGAATGTGAATATTTTCAAAATAATACTTGTGAAAATAAAGAAAAATGGGAGTTGGCAGAATGATATCAGATGAAGAGTATAAAAAAAGAAATATAAAAAGTGTCCTTGAAAACGCAATGATAAAAAGAAAAATAGAAAACCTTGAAAAAGAAAACGAACAGTTAAACCAAATAAAATATAATTTATCAGAAGCTATTGAAGAACTTGAAAAATTAATTAAATATAGGCATAGTTATCATGAAATGGAAATACAAATTGCTATAATTAATGGAATAAAAGAAAAATGGGAGTTTGTAGATTGAGAGAAAAATATTAAAAATCTTTGGAAAGAAAATTAAGAATTAAAGCATTTAGGTATAGAAAATTAAGGTATGGACAATTGATCAAGTTTTTAAGATTTTAATTAAATTTGTCGGTGTAAAAACTTATATAAAATAGTTAAAAGGAGATATAAATGAAATTTATAACAAATATACCAGAAAAGGATTTATTTTCTTCACAAACAAATGAATTTTATGGAAAAGATTGGCTAGAAAAAATTAAAATATCAGCTCCAAAAGCAAGTTTTAAATATTCAGTTAAAGAATTAAAAAGTTTTGGTTTAGTTGGGCTTTATCGAAAATAAATTAAATTTTATATAAAATTACTTATAATAATTAAAAGGGGTTTATAATTACAATAAATTATGTAGTATACAAAGGATGGTGTATAACACCTTGCCCAAATAAAGAAGATGCATTATTCAAAGTAGGTAATAGATATTGTCGTCAGTGTTATTATTTTTTACATGATGATGAAAAAAACATATAGTTGAATGTTTTTATAAAAAAAGAGAGGTAAAAAATAAATCTTAAAAAATATAAAATTACTTATAATATATTAAAACAATAAAAGGAGTAAATAATGCTTAGAATTACAAATAATCCAGAAGATCAACAAGGGATTATTAACATGGCTGATATGCCGAAAAATTCAGTTGGAAAAATATTAAATAATAATTATGGTTTTAATGGTCATTATGTTTTTAAAACAAAAGATGGTTATTATTTTAATTTAACGAATGGTTATTTTTGGACTAATACCGTAACCGTAGATGGAGTTGTCAAACTTCTTCCTCCAGGTGAAAAAATAATTGTAGAATTTTTTAATAATGAAAGTAACATATTTTGAACCGAGTCGTTTGTTAAGAAATTATTATAAACAGAAAATAAACAAACTTATAGATTTTTATTACAAGACATATAAAACGAAAGCTAAGATATTATCTGTAGATGAAATGGGGAATATAACTTATGAAATAAATGAAAAAGACATTCCTAATATTATAAATAAAGATTTATCTGATGCAACAAACGGTTGTTTTTTTAATATAAATCAAGGAAAATTAAAATGAAGCTTGACAAAGAAGGAAAAAAGAGAGCCCTGGAGGCAGCTAGGGAAGAAAAAAAAGAGTTACAAAGTATAGTCTCTAAGGAAATGCTTTTTGATAAACTAGTAAAAAAGCAAAGAAAAAATTCAGTGTTGGTTGCTAATCAATCAATAGATGGTTGGAAAAAACTATTAATTAAAAATAATGGAGTTGCAGTTATAAGGTGTCAAGCAAAAATTAAAAAAAACGGAAAAGTCCTTCAGTGTGGTAGGTTTGCGATGTCTGGGCAAATTGCGTGTAAAACCCATACAGGTGGAGAAAAAATTGCCAAAAAAGAAATAAGAAAAATAAAAGAAAGCCTGGGTATATATTCAGGGGCCGGAATACAAACATTACAGAAAGAATTAAAAGAAATAGAAAATTTAGAACCGGAACAATTTCAAGATACAACTGAAGAGCTGAAGCTTGGAATAGCTTTACTTAGAAATTATTTAAAAATGAATGATGATGAAAAAGTGGCAAAGGCTCCCGGGACCCTTATGTTTTTAATTGGAGAAATAGCAAGGTTGAAAAAAGAACATTGGGAAATTAAACACGCAAAAAATGTATCATTTACAAAAGAACAGGTTATGTTTTTGTTTAATCAATTTTACCTCATCTTAGTAAAGCTGGTAAAAGATATGGATTTACTTAAAGATATTTCATTAGAAATGGATAAGGTTGCAAGACTTGTGGGAAAAGAAGGATTCAAAGAAATAAATTAGTGTTTATTTATTTAGAAAATGTCGTATAATTAATAAACAAAATTTGAAAGGATAGTGTTGTGAATTTAAGGAATATTAAAATAAAAATTATTTGGTTTTTATTTAAAACGTTTAAAGTTAAAAAAATAATTATGAATTATATTACATTCAAGGTTGAAAGGGATGATCAAAAATCAATAGGAAGATTAAAGTTTGAATTAATAAGAGCATTAAGAAAATATTCTAATTTATATATAATGTTAAAAGAATCAAAAGATATTGTTGACAAATTTATTCCTACATATATTTGTCATAATAATTTATAAAACAAACAAAATACGTCTGAAAAAACAATTATTAAGGAGGTTATAATATGAAAGTATCTTATTTTAAATGTGATAGGTGTGGAAAAACCATGAATGATAGAAGGTATATTATAGGTATTTTTAATTACAAAAAATTTGATAAAATATCTGTAAAATCTGATCCTGATGTTGATTTATGTGAAGGATGTTTGAAACTTTTAAAAAGGTTTTTTAATAACAAAGATGTAAAAGGAACAGGAAATTAGAAATGAGTAATAGTATATTAACCTACAGACAATTAAGAAGAAGAAAAGAATTTCATAAAATAAATGAAATACGCGAGAATTTAGAGTGGGCGGATGTTTTAGAAAACAATCAGGACATTAAGCCAATTCACCATTGTGACTGTTTTGGTAATTTAATAAAAATAGAAACTGGGTGGACCAAAAGAACACATTTTCCAGACATTTGTTATTTATTTGAATTATTAGAATGGGCAAGAATGAAAAGATACACATTATAGAAATTTGTTTATAAAACAAGAAAAACGTCGTATAATTAATAAACATTTAGGAGCGAAATAATGAAAATAAAATATAAAATAAACAACAAGAAACAACTTTTTACAGAGTGTCCAAACGGTAATGATGGAGTAAAAGCCGGTAGCATTGCTTGTGGTTGTTGTAATTATTTTGTATCTGATGATGCAGAAAAGAAAATAGTTGAATGTAGTTTTAAAATAAATAAAAAAGTCGTATATTAGTAATAATGGTGCAGTCACCTAGCGGCGAGGGTATCGGTCTGTAAAACCGTGACGTAAGATACATCGATAGTTCGAGTCTATCCTGCACCAATTTTTTAAAACAGTTGCTATGTGGCGGATGTTGGTAAACGCTTTTAGGTAAGCAATTAAATCCTGATCGTGAGTTCGATTCTCACCATAGCAACTGTTTTTTATAATTTTTATGTAAATCGGTGGAGTAAAATTATTATGACATCTAAAAATAATGGAAATGATTTTATTGATACGAAATACCCAACAAATAAAAATGCTATTATATATAATGGCTCCTGTTTAGATTTTGTCAAACAAATACCGGGCAAAGCAGTGAAATTAATAATAACATCGCCGCCTTATAATATTGGTAAAGAATATGAAAAAAAAGTAAATTTAGATAATTATTATAATGAACAAGAAAAAATTATTGATGAGTGTGTGAGAATTCTTGATGATAATGGGAGTATTTGCTGGCAAACAGGGAATTATGTCAATAAATCAGAAATTATTCCATTAGATATTTTATTATATCCAATATTTAAAAAAAACGAACTGAAATTACGTAATAGAGTAATATGGCATTTTGGACATGGTCTACATTGTTCAAAAAGATTTTCAGGTCGATATGAAACAATCATGTGGTTTACAAAAAATGATGAATACACATTTAACTTAGATGCAGTAAGAGTTCCACAAAAATATCCCAATAAAAAATATTTTAAAGGTCCAAATGCAGGAAAATTATCTTGTAATCCATTAGGGAAAAATCCTAGTGATGTATGGGAGATTCCAAATGTGAAAAATAATCATGTAGAAAAAACAATTCATCCCTGCCAATTTCCTGTTGAACTAGTAGAAAGATTTGTATTAGCATTAACAAATGAAGAAGACTGGATTTTTGATCCATATTTAGGAGTAGGAACCTCAATTATAGCGGCAGTTTTAAATAGCAGGAAAGGAATGGGTGCTGAAATAATGGAAGAATATATCAATATAGCTATCAAAAGAGTTGACCTTGCTATAAATGGAAATTTAAAAACACGTCCCATTAATAAACCCGTTTATGATCCTCATGATCCAAAAAATAATCTTAATTTTGAAAAATGGTAATATTATGAATTTAAAAAATTAAAAGGAGTGTTATAGATAATGAAATTAAAATATAAAACATATGGAGCATGGTGTGAAACTTTTTGCCCAAACAGCGAAAAAGCAGGAATAAAAATAGGTAGTTTACTTGTAGCGATTGTGAATATTTTGTGTCTGATAACGAACAAAATCGAGAACTTGAATGTAGTTTTGTTTTAAACAAAGAATACTGGGAAAATTGTAGAGTCCCGGTTACTTATGGAGAATGGTTAAACAAAATAGGGAAAAGGGCTGAGTTGTAAAGTGGAAAATATTACAGATAAGAAATGGAAAAATTTAATAATTTATAAATAAATGTTTATTTTAGTAAATAAAGTCGTATATTTATATAAGGTATTCTTGTAAAAGAATAATAAATAAAACTTTGGAGTAATTATGAATAATATTAAATTACAGAGAAGAAGAACAAACGCATTAAACAGGCTTGAAAGCCAGTTAGTATCAAACAAAAAGTCTACAAAAATTGGCGTGGTCCAGTTAACAGATCATGATGAAAAAAGAATCAAATCTGAAATTAAAACCTTAAAAGAAAAGTTAAATATAAGTTAAGGCGGAAAATTTTGAATAATAATAAAAAGTTAGCTTTGTTGTTGTGGTTAATGGTTCTTTTTGTTTGTTTTCTGGGAATTGTTATAGCAACTGCAATTGTTACGGCAAACTAACACGGCTTAATTGCCGTGTTTTTTTATTTTAAACTAAAAAGGAGTAGAATAATATGAAAATAACAAATGACAACAATGAGGAAATAAAAATAGAAGATATTAAAATAATAACTATAAACAATAATGAAACCATATTTATTAAAGTTGATAAAGATGATGTTAGTGATAATCTTTATGAATTTTATTCTTTAATAAATGATTTGACCAAGTTTTTGTATAATAAAAAAATAGTAGTAATATATAACGATGTTGAAATATTAAAAGGAGAAAAAATAATATGAGTAAAAAATCTATGAACATGACAATTATATTATTAAAAGATTGTTATAGGAATTATCATTATTATCCAGCATCTCATAGAATGCCTTTTGAACGATATTATGAAGAAGAATTAAAGATGTTGGAAAAACATACAGGTAAAACCAGAGAAGAAATATTAAGGGAGGTTGTTGGATGAATTTAGAAGAAATAAAAAAACGTATCAATGAAATAGAGGTTATAGGGGGATGATTATACTGGAGATCCTCATAGAATGGCAAAAGAAATATTAAAAACAGAAAATATAAATTTTCCTAGATGGTATGAGTAATAAAATGAAGTGTCCTATATGTAATAAACAAACAAAGAAATTTGTATTTGAAAAACCAATGGAAAAATTATATCAATGCAGTGAATGTAATTTTAATTTCCGTTTGACTTTTCAAAAGATTGAGATAAGCATATCAGGGAAAAAATACATTTTTGATTATTTAGAAAGAAATTATAACAAAAAAAAATTAAAAAAAAAATTAAAAAAAATACAGGTATCTATAAACTCATTAAGAGTTTTATCAGGGAAAAATAAAATAAAATATAAACCAATTCTTAAAAAAAGATGTAGCGAATGTGGAAAGATAAAATTTATAAACAGGTTTTACAACGCTAGAAATAAAATAAAAAGACCTATTTGTAAAATATGTATCAGGAAAGAATATAAAAAAAAGTATTATAAATATAATAATTTAATTAAAAACAAATACTATGGAATAAATAAAAAACAAGAAAAACAATTTGATGTCCGGCTGTCATTTTCCCTAGAAGAATTTAAAAAATGGTTAGAAGAAAATAATTATAAAATGTTTTACAAAACATTTCTGGTTAATATTAATGATAAAAGATATAAAATATGTATTTTAAGAAAAAATTTTAACAAGGGATATTATCTTGATAACATGGAAATTGTTTTTCAAAAAGATATTCCCAAAAAAATACATCTTGGTAAAATATCACAAAAAAAATTTCAAAAACCAGTAATTCAAATGAAAGATGGGAAAATAGTTAAAATATGGGACTCAGCTTCAAAAGCTGCTAGGAGTGTTGAAAAGTTTAGACAGTCTGGTATAAATTTAGCATGCAATGGAAAAAGAAAAATTCATGCTGGATATGAATGGAAATATTTTTAGTTTATTAATAAGTAATAATGTCGTATATTTATTTAAAGGAGTTAAAAATGACAGTAATAGAATTAGCAGCAGAAATACATAATAAATATTTAAAAGTATTTTCAAAAATAAAAGAATATTTAGAAAATAACAGTTTTGGTGAATTTTATTTTGATGTTTGTTATGATCAAATATATTTACAAACTGATTTTAGTAAATATTATAATTATAATGACGACTCGCATTATGAAATATTACCATTCTCCATGCTTTATGGATTGTTGGTTGACTTTTTTGAAGAGAACGGAATTATAATAGATGTTGAATCAGAATATATCCCAGAATGGAATTCTTTTGGATATAAATATGTTATAAAGCATATTAAAAATAGAGTTGTTAAAAGAAAGTACTCCGGATATTCAGAAAAATTACTCACTAAACAAAAAGCAATACTTTCGGCTTGTGAAATATTGGAAGGAAGATTATGAGTTCAAAAATTAAAGTTGGAGATAAAGGAATTTTATATTCCCCGGATCATCCAATTATGTATGTTGGGTTTAATTTAGAATTAAAAGAAAGCACAAAATATTATCACGGAAAATCTTGTGTTGTTAAAGAAATAATTAATGCAAAAAAAGGAAGAGATAAGGGAATTTATTTTGGTATAGATGATACTTTAAATTGTTTTCCAATAAAAATGTTTAAAAAAACTTGTTAATTATTAAAAGGAACAAAAATGAAACAAGATAAGCTGGATGTATTAGAAAAAGCATTTATTTGCAGCGATGTATACGAAAATTCTATTGATGAGTATTTAAAGTCAATAGGAGAAAAGAAGTATATAATTCATCATTCAGAATTATATATTTTTAACAATGTCACGTTTGGTGGTATGGGCTCTTATATATTAAAATTACCATATAATTATATTAAGGAAAAATGGAATTTAAATAAAGATTATTTTATCAATAAAAATAATGGATTTTATTCTGCTTTGTATTTCAACAATAGAACAAAAAAATACATTATTGTTTTTAGAGGGACTGAGGGAAAGAAAAGGCTAAACGGAAAAATAAACGAAGAAGCTGTTAAGGATTGGAATAAAGGAAATATTCCCCAGATATTTGGATTAACGTCTAGTCAATATTTAAGTGCTTTAAGTTTGGTAACAGAAATGGAAAAAAGAAATATTGATTTTGAAATGACCGGGCACTCACTTGGCGGAGGGTTGGCAGCAGCGGCTACAATTTTAACAAAAACAAAAGGAACGATTACGTTTAACTCAGCCGGGCTTCATAGAAATACAGTAAATAATTTTTTAAATAAAAAATTAAATTATAAAAAAGGTAAAAAATTAATTACTAATTATTTTGTCCAGGGTGAGGCGGTAACAATGTCACAAAGATTTGGTAAATTATTTTTAACAATTTTGGCTCCTATTTTTGGACCACTGGCTTATTTTATCTTGCCGAACGCTATAGGAAGGTTTGTTAAAATAAAATGTTATAACAAAAAGAAAACACCTATTCAGAGACATCAAATGTCCCAGGTAATAGAAAATTTAATAATTAGTCAAGGAATAAATAATGTTAAGTAAAATTAAAACATCTATTGGATTATACAGAAAAGATATCAAACGTTTTAAAAACGGATCAGAAAAAGAAAAGAAAGGTATTTTAAAACAAAGGTTTAGAACGAACTTTGTTTGATATTATAATAAAGGAGTAAAATAAATGCATACAGTTGAAAAAAATATTATAAAAAATTGTCAAAAAGATTTAAAAGAAATCCAAAACGTTTTAAATTATTTTCCAGAAAATTTAACAAAAGAGCAAAAAACAAGTATGGCTTATGATTTAATAAAAGTTTGTGAAAATATAATGTATTTGTGTAAATTATTAAGAAAAGAATTATAAAAGTATAAAAAATGAAAATGAAAATAACAAGTGATTTATTAAAATGTGCGGTAATGTCTTATTATAGATTTAATAGAGGTTATATTTCCGCTGAAGAGGTTTTTATTGATTACGGAAGAGCTGACGTTTTGGTTGATACCGGGAAATCTATTAATGAAATAGAGATAAAAATATCAAAACATGATTTAATGGTAAAAGAATTAGAAAAGCTGAAACATAAACTTAAAAGAAAAATAAATAAATTTTATATTTGCGTTCCAGATTATTTAAAAGATTGCGCAACTGAATTTATACAAAAAGTAAATAATAAATACGGATTGATTATTTTTAATGTATCTTTTTTTGAAAAAAGTAAAACATCCTGGAGAATAAAGGAAAGTTTGGAAATAGTAAAAAGAGCAAAAAATTTAAATAATAAGTATAATGAAAAATATAAAGAGTATATAGTAAAAAGATTATCATCAAAAGTAATTAATGATTTACAAACTAAAATACTGGAGCTATAAATGATTAAATCAATTCAAGAAATAATTATTAAAAAGAATGTTGATTATATTATTAATAAAAAGAATAAAATAATAATAAAAAGCATTGAATCGTTTTCCAAAAAAAACAAAATATCAAAAGAAATGTTAAAAAAACATGTTAAACATTTTGTTACCTTTCTTCAGGGAAAAGAATCAAATCATAGGTTCGTTTATAAAGATGAAATAATTCTAATTTTAAAAGAAAAAACAAATAAATTCGGGTTAACTACTTTAGAGGTTGAATCAAATTATGTTTAATTTTATTTAAAAATGTCGTATATTTAAAAAACGGAGGTTTGTATGAATATAGAAATTGATAATGTAAAAAAAAACAACCTGGAAGTTGTTAAATATCCAAACCGCACTTTAAAAAAAATAATTATAAACAATATCAGTTGTGACAATATAGAAATATTTTTTAGAGAATCTGAATTTTTAGATTATATATCAAAAGAAATAGATTATTATTCTATTGGTTTTGAAGATTTGTTTCATTATCTTTTTTCTGAGGAAGATATAGATAATTTTGTTAAAGAAAAAATTACAAATAATTTAGAACGTTATATTGACGAAGAAACAGGAGAGGATTTTTTAGAAAATGTATCAGATTATTTAGAAAATAATTGCAGTAAAGAAAAAATAATACGATTTATCAATGATATTATGTTAGGTAATGATATCCCAAGAAAAGATTTAATTTTCAAACCAAAAAGGGGTAAAATATGAAACTAAATGTTCCACTAGATTTGTATAAAGGTAAAATTATATTCTATATTCAAAATGAAGACGTATTTGAAGTAATGAACGAAACAAAGTGTAATAATTCTGGCAATATAATACCAAAAGGAAAATTTTTAACAATAAAAAAAGCAAAGCAGGATTTTGTTGGTGCTAATGTTATATTGACTGATAGTTATAACAAAGAATATAGATTAACTGATTGTAATTTCATAAACTTGAGGAAAGTTGTATGAGTAATTTATTTATTACAGATTTTAATATAGTTAAATCGGCTGAAAATCTTGACAGGCATAGAATTTTTTCATGTATATACGAAAACATACACGGATTAGCTTCTATGTTAGGGTGTGTTGATGATCTTAAACTATCTGATACAGCTAAAAAGAAGGCTTATAATTTAAAAAACAAGGTACAATTTAAGTTATGGGTTGATTATGAACAATTTTTGCTTTATTATATTGTT